CGATACCAGAACGGCATGATTGGAAAGGGCATCAGCGAAGGATCGGATATCGAAACAGGGGGCGCTGACAACGCGCTGGTCAGGCTTGCCACGAAGAATACTGTCGGCAGCGAGAAGTATAGCGATGCACTGGGTGGCAGTGGCTACCGTATATGTTACGATCTCAAGGAACTGGAACGCACCGACTGGTATGCCTATAATGGGGACCAGTTCGGGACAGCCAGGGGCAGCGCGTTCGACAACCGCAAATCGTCGACAGATATTATCAGCAGTATCGTCAGGAGTTGGTCCAGTAGCAATGAATTCATGTTCAGGCGCGGGGTGTCGCTGCAGAACCTTTTCGAGGTCAATGCTGATTCAGATTATGAGCGGGATGCCCTGATTGCGGAACTGAAGCGAAAAGGCATCCAGGAAGTGAACGGCATACCCGTTGATAAGCTGGTTGTAACTAAAATGACACATTGATGACACATTGAGGGTGAGTCAGGGTGATCAACGAGCTGGCACTCTACCGGGTGCATATACCGGAAATTGAGGATTGGGCGGTCGCCAATGGGCAGGAGCCGCCGCTGGTCATGGGAGTCTGCCTCCGGGTGTTGGATAAGGAGGTCGGCTTTCATGACACGAACCGCGGCCATGCCTTTGCCGGTCACATGGAGAAGGAAACACCGGACGGTTTTATCTGGCACCGGATCGAGCCAGAACTGGAGCCGCATGACATGGGCATGATCCGTTTCGTGATCGTGGACCTTCCGACGTTCGAGAAGGAATGCCGGCCCCGGATCATTGGCTGGCTGCCGGACAAATTCAGCAGCACCGCCGAACTGTGGGAATTCTACCGCAGAGCATACAAGAATGCGGGTTATCATGGATAAGCCGGAAAAAACGAGGCGCTACAAGGCTCTCAGGCGTTTTAGAAAAGGGCGTCAGGTATAAACATACCAGGCCGGTGAATATCGACAGCCCTGGGGCAAATATGAAAGAGGTAAAAAACCAGCAATAGCAACACTTTGCTGGTTTTTTTATTTAGGGGGTGATGCATTACGCAGGTCACGGTCGATATCTTAAAGTCGGATTTAAAGAAGCGCTACACACTGGGCGAGGTCTACGTGCCGAACGAATTCGACACGCAGGGAGACATGGCGACGGCGGAAGAGATCGAGAAGGCGGCCTGGAACTACATGCGGCGGCTGCAGGGGTTGGACCCGGTGACGAAGACAGCCAGGTCGATGCTCCAGCATCTTGTGAAGGCGGCGCAGGCCGGATCAGGGATCACGGTGGACATAACAGAATTCTGGTCGGACGTCGAAAAGGGCGCAGCAGCGATCAACGACATGCACGAGCGGGACCTGGCTGGCGAGCAACCGGAAATCGTCGAGAGCTATCTGTCGCCTTCGGACTTTACGCTGCAGGCGCATGACGGCTCGCGGCTGGTCAAAAGGGGAACGTGGATGCTGGGTGTGGTATGGCCGGAGCAATACTTCCAGAAGATCCTGCGCAGGGAGCGCACCGGCTACAGCATGGAGGGTAAAGGGAGGCGAGTACCGGTTGGCTGAACAGCAGGAAGATCCGAAGCATGCGCTGTACGACCTGGACATCGTGGCCGTAGCTGGCGTGGACAGAGCAGCAAATAAGCGCCAGTTTCTGGTAGTCAAGAGGGCAGACGCAGAAGGGGGTGAACAAGTGGCAGACAAGACCAAGACAGAGGACGGCGTAGAGTATCCGGCTGCAGCATACGCCTACGTGCCAGATCCGGACGAGCCGAGTGGCTGGAAGATCAGGCTCTGGGATAAGACCAAGAAGGAGACAGCAGCGCAGATCGGCGATGCGGTGGCAGCGCTGGGTAAAGGCTTCAGAGGCAAGAAAGCAGAGATTCCTGCTGCGGATCTGCCCGGCGTCAAGGCAAAGGTCAAAGCGGCGTGGAAGCGGGTCAACCCGGACGCGAAACAGGAAGACGTCCCCGAGATTTTCAAGGCGAGGCAATCGCTCCTGGAATTCCTCAAGAAGTTTTTGGGGGCAGCAGCGGACAACGACGACACCGGGCATGCCCGATCGTTTTCGGATGTTGCCGGAGACAAGGAGAAGGACCAGGTAGTGTGGCAGGCATTATCCTCGCTCCAGGAAGCGCTTGATTCCATCCTGGACGACGATGACGTCAAGGACAAGAAGGGCGCTGCAGAGAAGGCGCTGACGGAATTCCGTGACCACCTGGACAGTAACGGCATCTTCAAGATCGGCCGGCGCATGAACGCAGAGAAGCTTGGCAACTTGAAGGACGTCCACCAATCGATCGGGCACCTGATCAACTGGGCGGAGGCACAGGATAACGACCAGTCAGGGAACGACGACACCGGGGACCAAGACGGTGCAGGGGCGGACGGCGACAATGGTACCGCTAATGGTAGCGAGGCTGGTGACGGCGAGGGGCCGGGCGCTTCCGGCGATGCCGAGAGCGCAAACAATGACCTGGACCTCGGAGGGCAGGTCAGCACGGACAAGCGGGGCAAGAGACCGACTACAGCAGGAAAGGAAGGTGTGAACGTGGAGAAGAACCAGGAGGATATTTTCAAGGGCGAGATCGCCGCCCTCAAAAAGTCGAATGAGGACATGGCGAAGGCGAACGCGACGATCATGGCGCAGCTGACTGCTCAGGCAGAACTCAACAAGTCTGAGAAGGATCTTCGGATCAAGAACGAATGCGTTGCCAAGGCCGCAGGATTCAAGTACCTGGCGACGCCGACCGCTGAGCTGGGCGAGATGCTCTACAAGGCGCAGCAATCGATGAGCGCCGAGGACTACGCCAAGCTGGAGGCGACATTCAAGGCAGCGAACGAGGCCGCCAAGAACGCCGGGGTGTTCAAGGTAATCGGCTCCGATGCCGCAACCAAGGGCGGCGGAGCGGTCGAGAAGGCTGAGGCGCTGGCCAAGGAGACGGTCAGCAAGTCAGGCGGCAAACTGAACCACGCAGCGGCAATGGCCGAGATCTTCAAGAACGACCCCGAGCTGTACGCCGAGTACGACGCCGAGCAGAAGGCTGGCGGGATGGACGATCGGGACGACGGCGTGAACGAGTAACAGCCTGACGCACAGCGCAGGCATCGCCTAACTTTGGAATAACGACTAAAAAGGGGGAAGACAAATGGCTTTCGAGCAGCCGCTTTTCGCACCCGCGGGCCTGGTTGCCAACAGCGACCTGAGCGCCAAGGGGTACATCTTCGTCAAGATGGTCGGCGACATGCTGGTCGACGCTTGCAGCGCCGTAACAGACAAGCCGATCGGGGTCGTCCAGAACGCACCGGCAGCAGGGCAGACAGCTGAGGTCTTATCACTCGGTGTCAGCAAGCTGCAGGCCGGATCTAGCGACCTGGACTTTGGGAATTCGATCGGCACGGACGCAAGCGGCAACGGGGTGCCGTACACGGAGGGCGCAGACACGACCAAGTACATCTGCGGCCAGGTGATTAGCACCGGCGTCGCCGGGGCGGTCGCTTCCGTGGCGATCAACTGCATGGTTCCGCACCGGGGGGCGTAACAGAAAAGGTTAAGACGCAAGACCAAAGAGCGCCAAGGGGCGCTTTTTGATTTGAACCCAAAACAGGAAGGAGTGTAAACGATGCCGCAACCGACTTATTCACAGATCCACGTAAATGTACCGTTGACATTTATGTCAATCGCGTACATTCAGGCCGCGGAGGGCTTCATCGCAGACAAGGTCTTCCCGCTCGTCCCGGTGGACAAGCAGAGCGACCGCTACTACACCTACAACAAGAACGACTTCATGAGGGATGAGGCGCAGGAGCGGGCACCCGGAACTGAATCTGCAGGCGGTGGGTACAACCTGGACAACACGCCGTCATACTACTGCACCATCTGGGCGTTCCATAAGGACGTTGCCTGGTATCTTAGGGCGAACGCCGATGCCGTGCTGGACATGGACAGGGACGCCAGCATCTTTATTACCCAGCGCATGCTGATCAGCAGGGAACGTCAGTGGGTCAAGGCGTACTTCCAGCCGGGCGTCTGGGGAACGACCGTTCAGGGCGTCGCATCGGGGAACGTCCCCGGGGCCAGCTTCATTCAGTGGAGCGACTACATGAACAGCGACCCGATCACAGACATCAGGGTCGGCCGCATGATGGTCAAGCAGCAGACCGGCTTCCTGCCGAATGTGCTGACGATGTCGGAATACGTGTTCGAAGTCTTGAGCAACCACCCGGATATCGTCGACCGCTACAAGTACACCACGAACAGCGTGATTACCGAGGAGATGCTGGCGAAGCTCTTCCGGGTCGACCAGCTGGTGGTGGCGGGCGCGGTCTACGCAAGCAACGAGGAAGGCCAGACGGCACAGTATCAGTTTATCAGCTCCAACCATGCGCTGTTGTCCTACGCACCGAAGAGCGCAGGCATCTTGCAGCCGAGCGCGGGGTATGTCTTCGCATGGCGCGGTCTGACCGGCAATATGGTCGACCGGCAATCGGCCGGCTACGCGCTGGCGATCGACAAGTTCCCGATCAGGCGGCTCAAGGTCGACCGGGTCGAGGGAGAGATGGCTTACTGCTGCAAGCAGACAGGGTCAGACCTGGGCTATTTCTTCGAGAACGCAGCCGCCTAACAAGCGGTAGCGGCAGGGGGCGAACCGAATGGAACAGCAAGTCGTGCACAGGCGCTTTACATCTGGCGGCGTCTACCGTCAGAGCGGCGAGGTAGTCGAGCCGGTGGGTCTTACGGACGTCCGGCTCAAGAAGATGCAGGGCCAGCGCTACCTCGCTCCCTACACGGGGAAGGCTTTCGAGTGCTCCAGCTCCGGGTGCGATCGGAAATTCAGCACGCCGGAGCTGCTCGAAGGCCATACGCTGGAGGCGCATACGAAAGGGGGGCAAGACAGCAATGAGATCACTACCGGGAACGACAAAAGCCCAGCGACTAATCGTGCAAAACCGGTTCGATAAACCGGCGCACGTGGTGGCAGGGGTGGCTGGATGGGAAGCTGAGACATTCATCGAGATCTTCTCGGACGGCTCGCTGCAGCAGGCGGCAGCCAACAGCCAGAACGTCATCGGCGCAGCGAAGGATAACGTGGTGGTCGGCGGTAGCGGATTCCTCGATACAGAGGGGATCATCACCGTGCTGGCCGATTCATCGGCGATCGCAGCGCTGGCAGCGGTCAAGGTCGGCAGCAATGGGCGAGCAACGGCGCTTAACACTTCGGCGCTCACCCTAAACGCTGTGGAGACCGGGACAGCTACAGCATTCACGCAATCGGGGGCAGGAAAAGTAACTATCCAGCAGGCGGTAGACACGCCGGGCGACCGTGGCAGGGGCATTGTGATCGTGGGGGCGAGCGCAGCAGGAGCGGCCCAGTTCGAGACGATCGTGCTGGGCAACCCAACCACGACCGTGGTGTCGAGCGCACTGACGTATTCAACGATATCCGGAATGTTCATGGCGGACGGCCGCAACCTGGGCGCAAGCAACGTGACGCTGAAGACGGCGGCAGCAGGGACGGCGACGATTGCCACGCTGACAGGTGGCACGAGCCAGAAGGGTGCACAGATACCGACGTCGATCGAGGCATTCTGCGAGCAGGTCACGCACACGAACAGCGCCGATGCAGTAGACGTGACGCACCTGACATTCTACGGCTACAATGCCAGCAACGTGCTCACGGCAGAGCGGGACGTCCTGGCTGGGGGCGGCGTGGCAGCGCTGGCCGCTTGCACGACAACCGCATTCTGGAAGCAGGTGCTCCGCATCTGCACAGGGGAATTCACGAACGCAGCGACAGGGGTGCTGACCACCGTAGCCGACGCAGCAGGCCTGAAGGTTGGCAGGGCGCTGTCGGCACCGGCAGCAGAGGGCGCAGCGATGCAGGTCTACCTGACGCCGAACGTCTAAGGGGGCGGCCAGCATGCCAGAGACATTTCCGCTGACGGCAATGAGCGGAGACTGGACCTATAACGCCCAGCCGGACACAATCCCGCTGGACGAGGTTCGGATCGAGATCGGCGACGTCGACCCAACAGATCCGCAGCTCCGGGATACGGAGATTAACCACTATATCAACATCTACGGCAACCGGGGGAATGCGGCAATCTATGCAGCGATCGCCTGCTGCCACGCACTGGCGGCAAGGTACAGCCGCAAGGCAAACAAGGCGATTGGCAAGCTGAGGATCGACCTTTCCGACATCGCCAAGAGCTACCGGGACCAGGCGCTGGCGCTCAGGAGCCGGTCGGGTGTCACGGTGCAGCCTTTTGCAGGCGGCATGGACCTCTCGGACAAGGACGCATACTTCCAGAACACCAGCATCACTCAGCCGCTTTTCACCAGGGCCATGATGAGCATCAACCAGGATGAGACGAACGAACCGATTCTGCCGGACTAGGAGGCGACCGGACATGGACAGGGACCTGATCGACCTCCTGAATTTGCAGGTCACGATCAACCCGTGCACGGATGTCAACGAATATGAGGAGCCAGTCTACGGATCGGCTCCAATTGTTTTGCCGTGCTACGTCGACAGCACGATCAGGATGATCTACAACAAGGAAGGCCTGCTGGTCACGAGCACGGCGCAGGTCTATCTGAACAACACGTACATCGACGGCGACGGCAACACGCAGCCGGTGACGATCGGAGAACGGGATCAGATCACGCTGCCGAACGGGAAGCAGCCGCTCATTTTGGGCATCCTCCCATCTTACGACGAGCAGGGAAATCTTTACGCCTGGGAGATCGATACATGAGCGACAAGATTATCATCAAGGTCAAGGGGCTGGATGAATTTTACAAACTGCTGCAGCAATCAGGGAAACAGGCACCGCAACTGGCGGGGCAATGCCTATACCCGGAATGCGAGATCATCATGACAGACAGCAAGGATAAGTACTGCCCGGTGCTGACGGGAGCGCTACGTACCACAGGACGGGTCGGGGAGCCAGCAGTGGAGGGCAAGTCGGTCACATGCGAGCTAAGCTACGGGGGACCGGCTGCGCCCTACGCTCTGGCGGTGCACGAGGGATATCCAGCACACACGATCACGGTCAAAAACAAGAAGATACTGGCTGCGCCGGTCGCGACGTATAAGGGGAAGACGCCGCCGAGCGCTTATGGATCAGGCCAGTTTCCGATGCTGAGCAAGGATGGGAATTTCGTCCTGTTCGGTAAAACGGTTCACAACCCGGGCTACAAGGGCAAGAAGTATCTGTCGATGCCAATTAATGCAGCGCTGCCGGGGCTGCCAGCGAAGCTGCTGGCTCGGTTGCAG